ATTCAATGTCATATGTTGGTAGTTCGTCAATATTAATATTTGTGTGTAAGCAGTTGTTAATAACCTGCTTGATCGAATTTAAAGTTTCATCTTCAACTTCACCTTGCGCTGCCATCAACAGAATTTTTTCTTCTTTGACAGTAAATGGCCTAAACTTGATGTTCTTTTTACCGGCAGATGATGGTAGTTTCAATGTAAAGACGGGCGTGTCAATTTTAGGTAATGCCATAGTTTAAATCACTCCATTAAAATACTCCGAGTCCTCTTCCTAGAGTTCGGATTGTAGTTCCTTGATTAATCAAATCTTGTATATTTCGAGGTCTCTTAATTGTATTTATTACGCCAGCAATAGACGCTGCTTGTGCAATTCGAGTGAATAGTCCTACTGGTGTTCTAGCTGATGTGAAGTCAGAAGCATTAACTGATTCTCTTGTTATAATCATATCATCATATGTAAACTCAATAGGAATTTGAATCAAAGTATCGTTTTGCTCCCATCCCATTTGAACTGCGCCAATCTGTGTTGGATATGCTTCATATAACTTATATACAACTTTTTCGGAACTATCGTAATCGTATCCAATAATTTCTATCGTACAAGCATAGTGTTCTTTATATCCAATTTCTCTATAACCTCTACCGTCAAAAACTTCACCACCATCTTGTACGATGTAGTTTAGCCATCGCTGAAAGAAGCCCATTATCAGATAGTTTGAATCACCAAAGAAACTTGTTGTTAATGAATCGTTTGTACGAGATATTGGCATCTTGTTTACTTGGCCAAATGCGTATGGTTTATGATCAAACGTGTTGATAGTCTTTCCCGGTAAATTTGATGTACTACAGAAGAAAGTCAACTGTTCCATTGTAGGAAAGGAATCGCCATCACCAGTAAATATTTTAGAAGGTGGCGTAATTCGTACAATGAACTTATTTGCAAGCGCAAGACCACCAAACTTAGAGTTCGATATTTGCGCTCTGAAATCTGCTACATTAAACGCCATTGTTAGTTTCCTCTAATCATTTGTCTGGAGTCTTTGTAGACTTGACCTTTTTTGATACGGCCTTTGTTTTCATAAAATCTCTCAAGAGGTAGAAACAACGCAATGTCCCATTCAGATGGGTTTATGTAAATCATTCTAGATTCAACTTGACTAATCAAATAACGATGTATCGTAGGCTTGAATAGTCTAAACTTCGCTGCTCCATTTAACACATCATAGTTTAAACGCAATCTTGTTGTCTCATCGTATTTTCTATTTGATGCTAAATCATATAGATTGTCCATCAACTTTGCACGAAGCTGTAACGGTAGATAGTGCATATTGATGCCTAGCCAACCTTTGGGAACTTTCTTAAAAGGAAATACAAGAGGAAATCTATCATAGTAAGGTAGTGTTTTCTTGTACTTTGGATCGTAATGATACAGATACATATCGCCCACACGAATCTGTGAGCGTCCACGTTCTGGATCAGACTTTACAAGTTTTGCTGGTTGAAGCGCACCTGTACGTCTAGCGGCATCACGATACCACTCTCGTGCGTTTTGTGTGCGAGCAGGGATTTGCCCCTTCTTCACACCTCTTAATAAGAGTTCGTCAAATACTGTCGCCAACTTCTTGCCTCTCCTTTTTCGGTCAGAACCATAAACGTCCAACCTCTATCATCACAATATTCTTGAGCAGCACGCCACTTAGATAAGTTCGTGCCCCATGTCTTCACTTCTTCGAGATACCTTTTTGTCACCTTAGACTTCTTCTGTGGTGGTACAGATTGATTCATTGGTTTAATCTCAACAAGTACTACATCACTATTTAGCTTTTTTACCCAGAAATCTGGGAAATATCTATGCTTCTTACCGTCAATTAAACTGCGATAAGGCACAATTATCTCTTCTGACGACCACTGAACAATAGCAGTGTTCTCATCACATTTTCTCATAAACTTTAGTTCCCACAGACTTCTATAAATAATCTTAGTGTGGTCACCCTTATATTTATGAGGGTTTGAAGGTCTGAATCTTCCTTTGTATGCCATAATGTTTTCGTTATAAATAGATGTAAATAAGTATTTATAAGGGTTCGAACATGCCATCTAAAGTGCCTCCTTCACCAGATGCTATACGAAATCGCAGAAAAACAGAAAATCAAGTGAATCAATTACAATTCCCTTCTGATTTGGGAGATGTTGGTATGCTCTTGATGTTCAAGAAATATTCATACGGTGAAAAAGATTCTGGTGTGATATCAAATACGAGAGCAGATATTCAAGATTCTCTTTTTCTTTCTTTGCCTGATGCCCTCATAGATGCACAAGGTGTGAGAGTTTCTGCAACAGAACTTGGTTTAGCGGGTAATGCTGCTGCTGGTGCTACTGCTGCATTAGGATCAGGTGGGTTAAGTGCATTGGTAGATGCTGTGAGAGGTATAGGGGCAAAGGAACTTGCTGGCCAAGCACTCTCTTATTTTGCTAGTGAAGCTGCTACTGCGGTAGCGCCCGCTGTAATGCAAGGTGTTGAGGCTGGTGCTGGGGCTAAAAGAAATCCCTTTCAAGCGTTAATATTTGATGGTGTTGATTTAAGAACGTTTACTTTCAACTGGACATTTGTACCTAAATCTCGTTCTGAAAGCAACAACGTATCTGAAATTATAAGACTTTTTAAATATCATAGTCTTCCTTATTATAAAGATTTCAAAGCGGGTAGTGTAAGTGCTGGTGGTAGAGCATTTCTGTCTTACCCTAGCGTCTGCTTACCTTTAATTAAAGGGGTTGATACGCTCGTATTCAAGCCGTGCATGATTAACAGAGTTGATGTTGATTATGCTGGTGGTGGAGAACTCGCATTTCTAGAAGGTGGTAATCCGGCAGCATTTAAACTTAGTGTGACTATGCAGGAAATGCAGATGTGGACTAGAGAAGATTATGGTGGAACATCTGCGACAGTATCTAATAATACAGTTAGTAGACAAGCTGCTGCTGTTGAAGGAGATACATAATAATGTCAAAATATTTTAGATACTATCCACAAACACAATACGCTTTTGCTAACGGCAGTTTTACGATTGAGAAGTCTGTAAAGAACATCTCTCTTAAAACAGTTCTGAAGGATGGGCTATCACAGGATGACCCATACGCCTTTCTTCGCTATACGGTAAGAGAAGATGAGAAAGCAGAAGACATTGCAGACTTCTACTATGACGATCCTGCTATGAGTTGGTTAGTGTATTTTGCTAATGACATTGTTGACCCATACACTCAATGGCCAAAGACATACGAAAACTTCACCGAATATTTCAGAAAGAAGTATGCAAGTCAAGCACTTCCTTCGGGCACTGATGCTATCGTATGGGGTCAAGATACAACAAGAACTGATAATATCGTTCATTGGAAAAGGACTGATGATGAGACGATACTGATTAGCCCAGACTCATATATAAGAGCGCAGACATTCAATGGCGATTTTGTTGCCGGTGACTGGACTGCTGTTCGTCGTTTTGATTACGAAATGGAAGAGAATGAAGAACTAAGAAATATCATTCTCGTTAATACATCGTATGCTCAAACAGTCCTAGAAAATTTGAGAAGTTTATTAAATGAGTGATGATACATTTGACATAGGTTTTTGTGATATTCAACTAGCAACACTTAATCGCTATGGTGAACTCAAAAAACCTGCATTTGATATATCAGATTACATCTCAGAGATATCGTTTACCGAGTCTATTGATTCGCCTTTGCTTTTTGGTGAAATGATGTTGTTGGATTCGTCAGGCCTTATCGATAACTTTCCTATACTTGGGGAAGAAATCTTTACGTTGAGATATGTAGATTTTTTTGAAAACGAGATTACACAACAATTTTTGATTTATAGCTTATCAGATGCTGTTCCTGGTGATCAACAAAACTATATGTATTATAGATTACAGTTTATATCACCACAGCATTTTATAAGCACGAGTAAAAACGTACAAAAAAGCTATATTGACTTTACCACTAAAGAAATGGCTCAACTAATATTTGATGATTTCATTGTAGACGAGACCAACTTTAAGAACTCTGCTAACGATATTGAAATTCAGGATACAACTGGTACGCAGACTCTAGTTATTCCTTCTCTACAACCTATTCAGGCTATCAACTTTCTATGTCGGAAATCGTTCTCTGCTGATGATCGAAGTTCTAATTATTACTTCTTTCAAAACAGAGAGAAATTTAAGATGATCACTCACGAAGAAATGATTAGAACATCTAAACCTACTGCAAAAGCATATTCGTATGACCCGTCTATTGCAGTAGAGGGACCTGCTGATAGAGATAGAGCAATGAATAACATCACTTCATTGTTTATACCTAACAGATTAAATACGGTTGCTGAAATGAACGTCGGTGCTATGGTTTCTGACGTTGTTGAAATTGATATATTGAACAAACAATATATTCACAATATTTTTAAATACAAAGATAGCTTTCAAGACTATAAACATTTAAGTGATAAGGTTAGATTTCCACATACTGAAAATTTTACTAATGACTTCTTCAGCGATGAAAATGTTGTAAAATCATATATGATATTCACTGATTTTGAAAGAGAACAGCAAAGATATAAAGATATCACTGGTCCTAAAGTCTCGAATAGATACTATCTAAATTCTACTGTTATTGAAATAGAGATATATGGTAGAAATGATTTATTTGCCGGTGATGTTATTCTACTTGATATACCTCAATTTGAAAATG